GCACTCATTTTATTGATGGTGTTTTTGTATAAATTCACTTCTGTTTCACGAACATTTTTATTCTGGAGCACTTTTATTTTAACTCGTCCTTTGGGTGCTGTAGTTGGAGACTTTCTAGATAAGCCCCTTTCCGCTGGAGGTTTAGACTTAAGCCGTTTTGCAGCATCAGGAGTAATATTAGTTGCTATTTTAATATGTATTTATTTTAGTAAAAATAATCAGTTAGGTAATGTAAAAAATGCATAAATTGTAAAAGCTCTCCTCAGAGGGCTTTCACACAAATTCCTACACTCACATTGCTATTGATCGTATGAGCTGTGCATCCTGATAATAGAATGCACAGCACTGTGATTGTCAAAGCTATCTTTGAACGTCTGCAATGAAAGACTTTCATATAACAACCCGATTAGCGATCCAGCCATAGAAAAACTGCTCTTGGCTTTTATTTCGCTCACAGATTTCAATGTAGCGCTGACCTTGCATAATGTTCAGAACTCGAACTAAAACTTTTTCACCTTCTTTCCCGCGCTTGGCCAAATAGGTTTTTAGAACATTTAAGGTAGCTGGACCATAAATTCCATCTACAGATAAATCTGGCCACCCTGCTTTACCATTGTTATTTAGGAGATTCAAGGCTCGTTGTAAAAGAGGTCTTGCAAAGCCGGTACCGCAATTCACACCAGTGTCTAAAAGCTCTTCAGCTACTGCAGAAGAAACTGCATTTACTTGGTCTAATCGCGGAGCTGTCCAGTACTGCTTCTTGTAAATCGCTTTAGCCACATCCAGAGGTAAATCTCGCATATTACCTTTGAATCCATTTGCTCGAGCAACTGCTTCAGTAATTCCATACTTAGTTGCACCGCCCCGATCTGCCGGGTTATTTACATACCCACCTTCACGTTTAATTAATTCATCAAGATATTGTTCGATGTTCATTTCACTTTTCCTCAGGTAATAAAAAACCGCCCGAAGGCGGCATTAACTGTTTTCAATGTCTTTTCTGGCTTTCTTAAACTCTTTGATCACTTCAACAATCGTTTTCCCTTCCTGTTTATCTATGAAATTAAAAATCCAACGGACCAAAGCCCAACCGGGCAAACCACAAATGAAGAAAAAACCACCTATAGCAATCATTCCCCAAATATCAGTAACCCACTCATGCAAGCCCCATTTCACGATAATGAATGAACCGCCACATAAACTGGAAACAACGGTACAAATCAAACCCACGGCCCATTCTTGAGGAGACCTTGGCATTCGTGTCATTAAAACGACGGCAGCAACTAATGAAATTGCTAAGGTGACAGCAATTGCCGCACCATAAAACTTTAAAAATGCAGTAATACTGCTTGTTGAAAGTGGCTCCATAGCCATTACTCCAGAAATAAAAAAACACCCGATTGGGTGCTCTCATTGAAATTTTTAAATTAGAAATTTACTGCTTCAATTTCTTCATATGTCAAAGCAGTTTCAATTTTCTGTCGTGCAATACGCCCACTCTCATGAATGTTATTAATGTGCACTGCAAGCGCGGTTTTTAAGTCAATCAATTGATCAGGACTAAGATTAACAACTGAATTGTCTTTTAAAGTCCACTCAACTGGTACACCGAGCAAAGCTGCAGTAGCGATTCTTAGTTGAGAATTAGAGTCTGAATCATAAAGCTTATTTTCAAACTCAAATCCGCCAAACTCATACTGATCCCGAATCTGCTTGATTTGCTCCCATTTATGCCTTTTTGCATCTTCTAAAGTTCGATTATCGACCCACTTCTTAGTTTCATAATCGAAGATATGATATGGCGAGGGCTGAGTGGGAATATTTATCCACTTTCCTTCTTGAAAAAACATATTTGGACAAGGAGGATCATCTAAAGCGATACATCCCTCAGGAGTATTCAGCTTGATCATCTCTTCATTACCAAAAATATGTCCAATAACTTCACCATTCTTTGAAACTAATACCGTCACTTTTTAAGCTCCAATGTTGATAAAGATGACATGGTGACTATTGTAGGAGTTTCGGCAAAGCCACCTTGAGCTTCAAATGAACCATAATAAATATTGGAATATTTAGTGATATAGGCCAACTGAAGCACTATTGTTTTTGTACCAGTGGAAGCAGGTAGGATATAAACGGGTGTCGCAGTAACTCCAATAAACCGGATTGTACTGCTCCCATCATAAAATGTTGGGTATATTTCCTGAGTGTACGCAACAGTACCATTTACTAATACCCGACAAGCTAGCGTTACACATTTCAAAATGTCGTAGGAGGATGGATATTGTGTGATCCTGACCTTACAGTCAAACACAAACGATCCATCAATCCTTAGTTTACCTCCTTGCGTTTGCACATTAAGAGTAACTAAATCTTGTGTATAACCAACTGAACCTGCCATTGAATTAGAAACAGCGAAATAAAATTTACGCTCTGTTTGATTAATTACCCCGGAAGGGACAGTAACGGCTTCATCTTGGATTTTTAAAGTGTCTATTGCTCCGTTTTTAATGTGAGCATTATCAACTTCAATATCACCTAAATCAGCGCTAATGGTGCTTAGATTTTCTGCCCAGATTCTATTTGCATTAATATAGCCAAAGCTACCAGAATCTACATATAAACCTCTTGGAATTACTGTTCCATTCGGTAGAGTTAGTGGCGTATTTAATAGCGACATTATAGGCTTAGGAGTTACACCATCGACTCCAACTGGCGCGCCGAACTGGATAGTATCGTAATTGAAAATGAATGTTGACGTGGTACCATCATTCATTGAACCATGACCTGCTAAATGCCCATTCACATCCATTTTTAAATATTGCTGAGCTTTAACACCATCAACGCTTTCAGTTACCTGTTGAATTGCAGCTGTATTTCCACCAACAGTAGTTTGCAAAGTAGTAATACTCGATGCTTGAGTTGAAACTTTGCCATCAATAACAGAAACTTTAGAATCCAATGAACTGAGCGCAGAAGCATCGGCTTTACTTGCAAGGACACCATTAATATTCGATACACTGTTATTCAATTGTGTAATTGAATTGCTTTGGCTAGAAATGGTCCCTTCAGCATTCGTAACTCGAGTATCAAGTGAAGATAAAGCTTTTGAAGTTGCAATTTCGCCAATTGGTTGCTCCCACAGTGTTGCAACATTCCCTTGTTCCAACTTCATGCGTCTTATAGCCAATGCGTTTCCAACTGTAGTTGAATCAGACTGAAAAGACATAATGAGGCTTGTTGCATTTGCTGGAACTGTGAATGTGCAACTTTGTCGAGTGTATTGATTATTGCTGATACCGCTCATTGATTTAACAGCAATATCACTCCAAGCGCCGCCAACTTGGGCAATAATCCGCCAGCGCACTGGCAATGCAGCACCACGCACATCTGCACTAATTGTGTAAGTAGTGCTTGCGCGTAAAACACTGGTAGCGTTGACTGGTGAGGTCATACGGTAGTAGCGTTCTACACTCGCATCGTTAACAGTAAAGTAAGAATCAATATTGAAATTTGTCGAAAATCCTTGGGCAGAAGCTGTACCATCGCTTGTTTTTGGTTGATTCGCAGAGTTCGGAGCAGCCGTATTACTTAATAAGTTTGCACCAATTACTGCCGCGGCGCTTAAACCTGCCTGCAAACTGGTGATCTGGTTACCTTGGCTTGTAATAGAGTTCTCCGTCGCGGTGACTCTGGAATCCAAACTTGATAATGCAGCGTTATCTGCTTTCGTAGCTAAAGCGCCATTAATATTTGAAACACTATTATTTAAAGAAACAATGCTGTTCCCTTGGCTTGTAATCGTACCTTCTGCACTTGCGACACGGGAGGTTAGTGAAGAAACGGCTGATGCTGTTGCAGCATTTTCTAAAGATGCCGTTTTATCTACCAAGCGAATAGAAGAATAATCAACAACCCCAGCGTTTGGATACATCCATACACCAAACCATGCGAATACATCTGAGGTTGGTGCATAATCTAAAGAGAAATCAACAAAATTGGTTGTATCTGTTGCTGTTACTTGTTTTACTGCTAATGTGGCGTTATCACCTGTTCTAATCCAGCGCAGCAATAAACCTGCGGTTCCAGATACCTTACGTGCCCTTACAGTTGCTTGGTAAGTTCGCCCTGCTTTTAACCACATCCCCGAGGTCGGTGTTCTTACCGTTGGGTTGGTACCAGAGGTACCGGCATCATTTGATTTAGTTACTCGTAAGCCAGTACCCCCACCTTCACCGTAATTACCAGCAACAATTGAGTTACCTGTTGCAAGCTCACTTACGGCAATGAACTTCAAGCCCTCTCTAAAATTTGGGTCTAAATTTAGCGCATCACCTTGTGACTGAATAGCAGACTGCAAACTTGTGATGTTGCTGTTGGTTGTAGTTAGACCATTTTCTGTAGCTGTTACACGACTATCTAAAGCTGTAATAGCACTTGAATCTGCTTTTGATGCCAGAGCGTTATTAATTGTATTAACACTATTGTTCAGAGAGGTAATTGCACTTCCTTGAGAAGATATAGTATTACCTTGTGATGTCACAGTGTTAGACAATGCCTCCAATGCCGAAGCATCGGCTTTTGTATTCGCTGTCTTCTGTGCTGCATCTGCTGCGGATACTGCATCATTAGCTGTTTTTTGCGCTGTTGCTACACTGTTATTGAGTGAAGTAAGGGAGTTACCTTGACTTGTTAACGTATTTCCCTGCTGAGTAACTGTGGAACTTAAAGATGAAAGTGCAGAAGCATTTGCAGCAATTAAATTACCTGTTTCAGTAGAAGCTGCTGAATATGCGGTTGCGATTGTCCCTCTTTCTAATTGAACATTTGTAAAATATGCAACGCCTGCGGCAAGCAATGACATATACAAATTAGTAGTATCAACATGTGATGCTGACTTTCTTAAAGTTGTAATTGTGTACTTTGTCCATGTAGTTGTTAGTGCAATATTTTGGGAACCGATACCACCGAATAATTGAATTTTTACAGATAATGCAGCATCAGCTTTTGCAAAAAACGATAAGACAAGTGGTTCATTAGAACTCGCCACTGGAACAACTGATGTGGTCATTAAGATTTGATGCACACCATCTTGCCCAGCACCACTAGCTGTTACTTTTAAAACTCTAGATCGGGCATAAGTTGCGCTATCCACTGCAATACTATGATTACCATTCGCTGTGATATTACTTAAGTCGTTGTAAAGGGTGTTATAGACTAAGTTAAGACTCCCATTCGTGATCGAGTTATTCAGCGAAGTAATATTTGCAGTATTTGACGTTACTTTACCGTCAATAGTTGTCACTTTTGAATCAATACTACTAACCGCACTTGCATCCGCTTTTGACGTTAAAGCGTTATTAATGTTAGTAACACTGTTTTGCAGCGAAGTGATAGCACTACTGTTTGATGTTAGGGTATTTCCTTGTTGTGTAACTGTGTTCTGAAGCGTGCTTAACGCACTAGCATCTGCTTTATCATAAGTAGATGGTTTCCAGTAAGTTGCAACTTGGCCTTCTTCTAATTGAGGCTTTTGAATTGTTAATGTCGCATTATTGCCATCACTAGAACCGTTAAGATCAAAACGTAGGGAATAGGTAACGCCTACTGCATCCGCACTAGTTTTAAATGTTACTGAATATCGAACAAGATTCGTTGTTCCAACTGTCACATAAGTTGATTTGTGATGTGCACCATTACTAGCAATTAAGAATGATTCAACGCTCTTAACATTTGCGGTTCGCACTGCCCAAAAAGACAAAGTGTAATAAGTGTCTGGCTTAAGTGCAGGATCAGTTAAAGACCATGTGATATAGCTTTCACCCGTAGTTGCGGCCATTGATACAGTTTTTAACTGATCTGCCAAAGCAACTAAGTTTACACCCACACTGCTCAATGAATTCTGTAAAGATGCGATAGACGCGCCTTGACTTGTAATAGTCCCCTCGGTAGTAGTTACTCGGCTATCTAGGGCGGATAAGGCGATTGAATCTGCTTTTGATGCAAGCGCATTATTAATTGTAGAAACGTTATTTTGAAGGGATGTAATAGCACCTCCCTGAGATGATATATTGCCCTCAGTTGTAGTCACACGGTTAGCCAAAGAACTTAAAGTAGATGCATCCGCTTTACTTGCAAGCGTTCCGTTGATACTTACAATATTATTATTCAGTTGCGTAATTGAGCTGCCTTGACTTGTTAGAGTCCCTTCGGCATTTGTCACACGACTGGCTAGATTTGTGATAGCCGATGCATTGGCGTCAGAAGCAACCGCATCCGTAGCATTAATGATACTAATCGAATCATAATCAATCGTACCAGATGCCATGACCCATGTTCCGAAATACACAAGAACATCTGATGTCGGTTTATATGTATAAATTAAATCGACATAAGCCGATGTTGATGTCACAGATAGTGTCGCAGACGCAAGAACAGCATTATCAGATTTTCTGTGAAAACGACCAAGAATACTTCCCGTGCCTGATATCAACTTACATCTAACAATTGCCCGATACGTATTATTAGCTTTTAAGAAAAAACCATCTGTCCGGTTTGTATTGACGTTTGTATTTGTTCCAGCAGATGTATCTGTATTTGACTTAATTACACGAATACCAAGTGACCCATTCTCACCGTAAGCGCCGTGCGTAACAGAGTTACCTGCCGGTGTTTCAGCAATTGTGTAATATTCCAAACCAGATACAAAATGAGGATCAATATTGAGCGCGTCTGCTTGTACTCTTAAAGTGCTTTTTAGCGTATTGATTGACATCGAAGCTGCATCAGCCTTGCTTACTGCTGTGTTTGCAGTTGTTTGAGCTGTGGCCGCAGATGAAATAGCTGTATTCGTCTTTGATTCATTCGTAGTTAAACGTGAATCTAGCGCGTTAATTTGCGTAGCATTGGCACTTGTATTTGTAGCATTTGTCGTAATCTGAGTCTGCAAACTTGATAAAGTGCCATTGGTGCTTGATTTATAAGTTTCAATGTTGCTTAACAGGGCCGCATCTTCAGACTTGCGCTGAGTAGTTTCAGTTGTTAATCCATCATTCAAATTAGAAATTGCAGCGATACGAGTAGAACTCTCATCTGCAATCTTTTGATTTAACAGATTTGTAGAAGTGATTAAATCACTTGCTACTTTAGATGCTGCTGTTGATGCATTATTCGCTGTATTTTTAGCATTGGTCGCTATAACACTCGCATCATTTGCTATTTTTTGGGCTGAAGAAGCTTGTGTTTGAGCAGAGGTTGCTGCCGATTGAGCACTCGAGGCCGCCGTCTTAGCTTCAGAGGCCACAGCCTGGGCATTGTTAGCTGCAGTTTGGGCGCTACTAGCAACAGCTTGGGCATTATTTGCTGCAGCTTGGGCTGCTTCAGATACATCGACTGAATTTTCAATTTTACCTTGAAGCTCTTGGGCAAGATCACTCTCATTAATATGACCAGAAATAAGATCAAGAACCGCTTCCGGATCTGCTGTGGTCGTACCATTGACCCATTCAGACCAAGGACCAACATTGCCAATCCGGTCAATTAATCGACCGCGATAAAACTGTCTAAGATTAGGTTGTAAACCTTGGATTGTGGTAGTGGTAGTCGGATATGCAAACAATCCTAATTGAGCAATATTGTTGATGCCATCAGGTGAAACTTCAATTTCGGTATAAGCTGTATCTTTTGCACCTGTTGGAGGGAATCCCCAATCAAGCTTCATTCCAAACAAAATACCTGTGGCACGTATAAAAGCTATTTTCGGCGGTAATCCCTGCTTTCCAGTAATTTCAGTTAAGGAAGATGTAACCGGTAAAGATGCGATTTCAAAAGCAGAAATTGCTGTAACACGAGCTTGATATTGACCTGAATAAACACCAGGTACCTCGACTGAATTATTACCAGTTAATGGTAAACGAATCCACGAACCATCATCTTTTCGCCACTCAACAAGATACTTAACAGCACCTTTTGCTTGTGTCCATGACACAATCATTGTGGTGACATTAATACCTTGATCAACACGACTTTCGGTCGTAATCAAAACATCTTTGACTGGTTCTTGAGTTGAAGGATTGACTATTGATATAGGTGCTTCTTCAAAGAATGCACCGTTATCAATTTCATCAAATTTTTGAGGGTTATATTGGAGTGCTGTAATACTGAACTGGTGTTTTTCATCTTGTGAGATTGAAATAACACGGAACTTCATTGTCGCTAAATCTTGAGCATCAAGAACCCATACGTTTTGTACAGCAATTGAATTCTCATCGAACGGAAGTGTTACTGTGATAACCCGACCAGAGATCGACTGAACAATTCGCGTTTGTGCTTTGCCATTTTCGCCATTGATAACCAGACGATCACCAGCTTTAGCAATAACGTCATCTCGATCAATGGTTATGCTTTTGAGATCAGCAGAAATTTTAGATACACGTCCGCCATTAGCACGTCCTGCAAACAGTTCATCCGCAATTTCAATTACTCTTCCTGGCAGTGGAATATGCCCATCTAAACCGACTTTAAACGAAACTGTACGAGTCTCCTTTTGCTCGGATTTTAAAGCCCAGTGGCCTGCACGTTGAGCCTGGCCACGAGAAGTACATCCCCACGCATCTAATTCAAGAATGCGTACTTGGCCAGACTCAGCAATAGCATTTTCATCGCGAACAAATTCGTATTCTGTTTTATAGTGATTTGCAGGATTATCCCACGCAACCTTAACTACATTATGCCGATCACGTGCACGTGTTCCTGAGTATTCGAAAACACCACCAACCACATTTGCACGGGTATAGGTGAAATATGTGTCTTGTGGTATATCGGCATCACATATAATGCTTGTACCATCCCAGAAGGCAATCGCTCGAAAGACACCAGCCAATTTCATTAATATACTGAAAGCATCTTCAGCATTTTGAATGTACACATTACATGTAAATCTAGGTTCTTGGCCGCCAAGTCCGTCGGAAACGCTTTGATCGCAGTATTGAGCTAAACGGTACAAAGACCATTTATCAATCATGAATGGGGTTAAGCGATTTCCTAAACCATAACGATCATTTGTACAAAGGTCGTAGTAAATCCATGCCGGGTTATTTGTGTAAGCTCTTTTAAAAGTACCATCCCAAATTCCAGTATATTGTCGCGTTTGCGGGTTGTAATTGGTTGGTACTAAAAGCAATCGACCTTTCAGATCTACAGCTAATTTCGCCACATTTCCAAAAGTTTCGGCATCATATTGCAGACCTAATAATGCCGTATTTGGGTATCTTAATTTTGCATCAACAACTTCAGTAAATGCCTCAACATACATTTTGTCGCTTACAAACTCAGAGGTTGAGTTAGGTGTAATGCGACGTACCCGGATTAACCAACCACTATCGGCCTTTGGTAAATCAATACGGTGAGCTCGTTCATAATTTGCAGAAGTCTTATCGGATATTTTAGTTTTTAATACTTCTGTCCATGCACCACCGTCAGTTTGTATATCGATAGCATATTCAATTGTTATACCGCTAACATCACCAGTGCTTGAGTCCTGCTGGCGAAGCGGTCCCCACTTTAAGCGAATACGAACGGCGTCAAGATCAATATTATTAAATGCTCGTACCCATGGAGTACCTGACTTCAATTCGACATCGACAGCAGTTTCACTTTCTACTGAAGGAAAACCTTCAATGTAATCTTGATCATTTGTACCTTTGCGGAAATCTAGTTTTACGTTCGAATAAGTCAGATTCCCATTGGCATCTTGTAGTGGAGTTCCTTCAAGAAATATTGATTGATTGCCATTGGCTAATCCTTCAATTTCGCCTTCACCTAAACCATATAAGATTTTTATATAGGTTTTAGATTGTGCGGAATCTGGAGCAACTACAGGTTTTCTTGCCTCACCCTTGCCCTTTTTCGCGCCTTTTACAATCGCCATAGGTTTAAATCTCGCGCAATAAAAAAGGCGCTTAAAGCGCCTTAAAAAAACATCACATTAAATTTTCTACATCTGGTCTTCAGGATACTGACCAGCACTCACAATGAATCCACCAACTTCACGTTGGCCATATAAAACTGGAACAGGGTTCCCTTGGGCAACCGTAGTTACAGCTCCACCGAATCCTTGGTTTGCCCTATTACCATCTTGGTTTTGGTCCTGAGTATTATCGACCTTTGGCATAAGCATCATTGCGACTCCACCAAGCATCATGCCGATACCCGCCCCGATTAATCCTTGTGCCACAACTGCACCAATACCAGTCCATCCAGCAAACACCCCTACAACCACCCCTACAACTACCATAACAGCCCCGATAATTGTTTGAAGGCCACCACCCCCGCCTGCTCCAACTACTCTAGGCACAACATGAATAATTTCAGCTTGAGTATTCATATCAAGCTGGTCTTCACTGATATTGTCTCCAGTAATCAGTCGTTTTGATTCATGGTCATAAATTGATGGGCTTTTCTTTCCACGCTTTTTGCTTGAATTTTTACTCTTAAGAAATACAGCAAACTGGAGTCCTTGCTCATGTGCTTTCAACATGAACTGCTCGAAACCTTCAACTTGTACTGCTAATGCACGCATAGCTTCACGTGTATTTAAAACATCAAGTTTAAATTCACGGCCAAACTTTTGTCCCAATACTCCATACAGTTTGATGGTTTTTAACATCTCGATGCCTCAATATCTTTACTGTTCGCTCTTGCCATTGTTGGCCATAAATTTCACGAACAGATTTACGATTATATGGATGATGAAGAATTAGACTTGAACCTATGCATTGCTCAGTTTGTTCCGATTTAAGCTGCCCATTATCCCCCAGCCAAACAACCGCATGATTGGGATGTTCAGTACGCCCAACACGACAAACAAGCATATCGCCATATTGCGGCGTATCTACTTCATAGAAGCCTGCTTTCTCATAATTCTCAAGATAAAGTGATGGATGATCTTTATCTTCCCACCAAGCATCTTTACGCTCGAAATCCATAAGCTCGACTCCTAATTCACGACTATAAAAATCGCGTATAAGAGCGTAGCAATCCTGCCAACCGTGAAAATAATTACGCCCCACTAAAGGGGCGCGATAACCACATGGTTCATATATTTGAAAATCTAGATCCGGATAGGAACAAATTACCCAAGGCTTTTGATGTAACTCAATTTGAATTAAGTCTAGTTCTGAGGCTCTTGTAGTTCCGTCAGGGTGGGAATGCACATACGCTAATATCTCGCCCTGGTCTTCTGCAAAAGCTAAGTCTTCAGGATGTATTTCAAACTGATCTGATTTGTTTGCTACATTTCGACAAGGGATATATTCCTTGTCTACAATGACCCCACAGCATTCATGCGGATAGCATTCATCAGCATGGGCCATTACCGCTTTTTTGATTTTTGCTGTTAGTTTCATAGGACCTCAAACTAAGCTTGATGCTGGGAATCCTCCAAAAGGAAGGGGCTTGTTTTCTCCAAAGCGTAATCGGCAAGAGCGCAACCTTCCTCCACATCGATCTAATGCAGGGTTATCAGTTGGCTCATCCTTTTCTGTAAACATAGCAGCGCCGGTATAACCACATTCTTCACCACGATATTTCCCCATCGTGCACCAATGGCACAATGAAGTAATTTGACGAACTGGTATTCTCAACCCCTCAAAATCAATCGGGTTTGAAAGCTCAAAAGTTACTTGTTGAGCATTTTCAGATGTTTTCTGCTCGATATACCAAATCTGCTCTTTTGATTCATTTGATGCTGTTGGATTGCCTTCTGGAAAGTTCTTGGCATCAAGATACTTGGTGAGTGTGGTTATAACTTTGAGTTTAGCTCCAACGAAATCTTTACATTGGAGACAGTAAGCTGAAATTGCACCTTGTATTCCGTTCAGGTTATTGGCGATTGTTAATGTGGGAGCCGAAGCCTTACCATCTGATCTCATTTCTAAACCAGAGACATCCAGACTAATAGCTTCAAACTCCTGACCCTGCCAAAAAATACTTTCCATTTGCTGATGGCCATGAAATCGAAGAATGCCAACTCCATACGAGCTGGCATCTAATTCATACAGGTGAATTAATCCACCTGGTTCAAGTTTCTGGAAGTCACTTTGTAAAGTCATGAGACCTCCTTAAGCTTGACCTGAAACAACTGGAGTATATTCAATAGTAATTTTTTTAGCAGCCAAGTCATATTTAAGGCTTAAAGTGTTTACATCTACCTGATAGAGATAAGCTGTGTTTAAGATCGTTTGAATTGCCCACTTTGTGATGTCAGCATCAAGTAAAGTCATACTTCCGTTTAAACCACCACCTGGTGTAACAGCAATATTCACTGAATCAGAAGGTCGATCATAATTAATCGCTAAAGTTTCAATTCTGCCAGCAGGCAAATTATTCCCGAAACTACGTGCATCTAATAATTGAGTGCGTAATTCACCGACAATATATGCTTCAGCAAGATCTAAAGTTTTAATAGCCATGTTTCTGCTCCAATAAGCAATAAAAAAGCTCCTTAAGGAGCCGTTGAGAAAAAATTATGGATAGAAAACTTGAGTAAATGTGGTTGTAATGCGCCACGTATCTCCACCCAAGCAAACTGGTTGATAATCCCCTGCTTTAACGCGCACTTCACCATCTAACGGCGAATCCCATAGAAAAGAATTAGCACCCTTGTGCTTATCAAAGAATGCTTTAATTTCCAAAATTTCAGCTTTCTTAGCTGTGCGCTGATAGGTCCATTCACCAGATCGATTGTTTATACCAATTGAAGTATTTTGTTCATATCCGTCACCAAATTTTGTTGATAACGTATTAAAACGTTGGGTTTGATTATTACCTTCAAGATCACACTCAAAGGTAAATTTTAAGTCACTCATGATTATTTCTCACAAAAAAAGCCCGCATTAAGCGAGCTTTTAAGGACCATAACTAAAGTATGACCATATTAATTAAACTATACCCCAATTAACGGAAAAGTGGAAACAGTTCAGGCGTTACTTAGATAACAAACCACCTTGTCTTTGTTCCTGGCGAATAATAGTTCTTACTGCATTACCAATCATTTGGCCCAATTGTTTTGAGTCGTTTTCTGTCTCTGTTTTACTTGTGCCATCGGCATTAACAGTGACATACACATTTATTGGCTTTTCGTTCGTATTCAATTGAGATTGATTAGAGTTGATTGCCTCAAACTGTCTAGACTCTCTACGTATTGCAATAGCATCAGACTGATTATTAGAAACGTAACCTCCGTTCGCATAACCACTTGGATTGCTTTGACGCATACTTTCAACAACGCTAACACCACCCCAGCGTTTAATATCTTCTTGCGACCAAACAACCTCACCTTTATGCACAATCCCTGCAGGAGTGTGTTTAAGACCATTACCGGTATAACCGCCATCAGAGAAGCCAGCAATTGTTTGGGCTGCAATTAAGCCGACATTAGCCATACCAAGCCCAAGAGCAATAGGAGCCATAGTCATATTTAATGGATAAGGCGCATTAGCTAATACATTACTGTAGGCTTGATATGCTTGAATCGTTGCAGTCCCCATTGCCATGGCTTGCTGTACCAAAAACATTGCCTTATAAGCAGCGGATTGTTCACCAGCAGACTCTTTTACCATTGCTGTCATATTTCCCCATACGCTTGACGCTTGGGATAATAATTGCCCATAAATTTCTATTTCTGTCTGCCGAGATGACTTCTGAAGCTCTTGTTCCATCAAAGTGTATTTTTCATTAATAGCAAACTTTTGCTGACGGAAAAGTTCTTCAGCCTCTAATAAAGCTTGGAATCGCTTTTCTTCATCAACAATTGTTTTATCTTCTGAAACTGCTTTAACATTTGAGGAATATGTATCATTAGCATTCTGCATTTCATCACTATATTGATTCTGTAGATTCCATGAATCATATTGCGAAGAAGTTAGGTTCTTTTTAGCTAGTAAATTAATAACATCTGATTGTGGTATTGAGGCTTGCTCATACATTGTTTTTCGATACTCCTCCAATTTTTGCTTTTGGAGTTTTCTGTACTCAGAAATTTCATAATCAAACATTGTATTAACAGCTTTGATTCGAATTTCTTTTTCAGTTTCAGAGTAATCAGTTGATGCTTTGATTTGAAGTAATTTAATCTGCTTTTGTTTTTCCAGCTTTTGAACTTCATTTAAACGGAACTCATTTAATTCAAATTCAAGTTGTTCAGCGTTTAACTCCTTTTGAGCATTGTAACGTGCTGTTTCTTTATCCGTGAGTTGCTTTAACTCTGCATCTTTAAAATGTAACTTTAACTCACCAATTCTTTTTAAATATTCTTTCTCTGCAAGCGTATCTTTATCTCGATACTGATCACGTAGCTTTTCAGTTTCCTCTTGCGTTTTAAGAAATTGATTAAGGTAGGAATCGAAATCTTTTTCAGAGACTCCTTTCATATCAAAACCATTTGATCCAGCAATATATCCTTTAACGTTTTTAACGTACTGTCTATTTACAGGACCAATATTAGTACCTTTTTCTACGTTACCTTCACCAGCATGATAGGCAGAAATTGCTTGATCCCAATTGCCGAACTTTTTAAATAAAAAGTTAAGATATTTCGCAGCTGCTTCTGCAGCTTTACCAGTATCAAAAACTTCTTTACCAACTAATCCCCACCGCTTAGCGGTACCATCCAACATCTGGAACCCACCTTTGGCTTTCCCGTATTTTGTATTCGGACCAATAACGTTTGCATCACCCCTGCTTTCTTGCATGTTGATTGCTGATAGCAGGCCAGGCAATAAGTCATATTTAGATTCAAGATCGGAAAAATTATACTTTGAGGCGTTAGATTTAACTTGGGAGTTAACAGCTAAAACTTTTTGCTGTTTCTCAAGTTCCTTGGTTTGCTGTCTCTTAGAAGCGGTAATATCCTCCTCAAGCTTTTTAAGCTCTTGCACCTTATCAAAGTTTTTTTGGAATATTGCCCATTCATCTTTAGTTAAACTGCGAGTTTTAGGGATTTTGTTGTTATCGTAAAAATCTGATAACGCCTTACCCATTTCCAGTCCATGACTTTTAATGTTGATCGTTAAAAAATCAGTATCTAAGTTTTTTTGATCATACATTTCTTTCAGTGACTTTTGCGCCTCATCTGCTGCTTGTTTTGTATTTTTAATTGCATCAGCATGTTTTTGCTGTTCAATAGCTGCATTCTGAGCCTTATTACCAGATATGGTTACTTCAATACCAAACAATTTAATTGCTGTTTTGGTCTTATCGGCTTTATCGTATGCATCCTTATATTTTTCAATTTGTTCTTCAAGTGCCTGTCTTAAGCTAGGTGGTAATTTCACTTTCGCTAGTTGTTTCAAAGCTTCTTGATAACTAATGGTTCCTAAACGTGCTTCATTTGAAATCCGAGCTACTTCAGCATTTCCTTGTGCATAATTCTGAATGTCGATTAACGCAGAACCTACCCGATATTCCATCTTTGTAAGCTCATCATTTTGAGCCTTGAATGCGGTTGTTAAGTCTTTAATTGCGTCTGTTTTGGCTTGACCTTGCAAATTTTTCAACTCCGTGGCTGATCGATTAGCCACCGCAGCTTGCTCCTCGAGCTTCCTATTTGCCTCCTCTGCCTTGTCTTTAAAATAAGTGTATGTTGCGGCCAAGGCTGAAACGCCCAAAGCGAGTGCACCAATTGGTCCACCAACAAGTCCTAAAGCTCCTTTTCCAAGTCGTCCTAATGTTGTTAAGGCTGTCACTTTTGTGGCATTGGCCTTAGTTTGAGCAGCTGCTAATGCTGTTTCAGCAGCAGCTAATTCTCGCGTTACCTGAGCCTCAATTTTCTTTAATTCGGCCATACGCGTAATTGATTGTGTGCGACCGACCGCATTCATTTGGGCTTTTAGTCGTTCAACTTCTAATGCTTTTTCAGCGGCTAGAACTTGCAATGTTGCTTGTGAATTTGCTATTTGCGCCTGTGCTGTTTTTACAGCAGCGGCTGCTTCAGCTGCGTCTGCAATAACCTTTTCTTTGCTTGCTTTTACATTTGCGGCAGTTGCTGCAACATCGGCATATACCGCAACGGTTTTAGTAGCGATTGCCTTAGTTACAAGTCCAATCCCTAACACCAGTGCTCCATCAGAAATCAACTTTAAATTTGATGCAAGAAGCTGAATCGAATCAGCAAGCACATGAGCCGCACCGCTTCCCTTACCTGACTCGCCGACAAATTTTGTGATCTCGTTGTTTAAAAGAGTGAGTGATTGACCGATAGTGATATCTGTTTTTGCAAAAAGAGCATCAACGTCATCTTGAACATTTTTAAGGGCCTTAACAATTTCTTTTGATGTAATCTTCCCTTCAGCAGCAACTGAACGTAGTTGCCCTACAGTAATACCCATCCCTTGTGCGATCGCTTTTGCTAAAGCAGGGGTTTGCTCCATCACAGAGTTAAGCTCTTCACCTCTAAGTGTTCCGCTAGCCAATGCCTGCCCAAATTGTACTAGTGCTGCATCAGCTGCTTGAGCACTTGCTCCACTAATTGCAACAGCTTTCGATACTGTTTCAGTTAAGCGGGCCGTTTCGTCCATGTTTATGTTTAGTGTTTTCGCATTGTCACTAAAACGCTGGTAGACCTGCAAAACCGAATTCCATGTCGCATAAGTTTTTTGAGCAATTCTAAATGTATCTTCAGTTGCTTTATTTAGCTCAACTTGATTCTTGGTTACTAACTTAAGTCTGTTCTGTAAGCCTGTATACTCATCCATTTTGGATATAGCCGCGCCAACTGTAACAAGACCTGCCATGTGTCCAGCAAGTGCTCTTGTTGCTACAGACAAACTATCCATGGACTTTGATGCAAAGTCCCCTTTCTTTTCTATGCTGTCGAGTTCATTGCCTAGATTTCTTGCGTTTCGTTCCGCATTTTTCGAATCAATAGTAATGACTAGACGTGATTCTTGAGTCATCTTTAACTTTTCTCCAGGCAATAAAAAACCCACTCAGTGAGTGGGTTTTTTAATTAAGTAATACTTACGATGCGTTCAAATTTTGTTGACTATTGGCTACCAGTTTTCATTAGCCTTAGTCGATGTAATTGCTGACTTGTATTGGTCAATTACATTATTAAGTTTTACAGCAATTTTTTGTTGATGCTGCAGAATTGTGATAGGGACTTCTTTCCCTAGGTTGTTCACACCACCTTGAACATACGTCAGATTTGTTCTAGTTACATCATTAATCGTTACTCTTGCTTTACTATCTTTAGTATCAATTTTGATTGTAAAATTAACTCTATCATTTCCAAAAGCACCACAATCTATAAATCCATCACAAGGGTACTGTATATTCCCTTTCCCAATAATAGAACCTGTGCTTTTGTCAGCATACTGAATGACATTATTTGCAGATTTGAATGATTGAGCGATCCATATCTTTGAATCTTCAAATATCTGATCTTTCGATTTATTTGGCACTTCTATTACTTGTGATATCTCTGGCATAGCCTGCTGTGTAGGAGTTATTGGTGTCATACACCCTGCTAATCCTAAACTAAATACCCCTACTGCTAAGAACTTCTGCATAATTTCACCGTTTCTTGTAAAGTCCATCGTTTTTAATAAGTTAAATTTAACAGGTGGGAAATAAAAAAGCCACTCGATTGAGTGGCCTCTCTATTTTAAGCATGTAGTAGCTTTTCAGCACCAGCGGCCAAAAATGCAGATCGGGTTTTAAATCTTTTTCCTTTACCTACATTTTCATCAATTATATGAATTAAACGACTTGGTAAAGTGACATTGATTTTTTCTGGCTTACCTAAGTAACGACTAACATCAACTTCTGTAACTGCCCAGATCATTCCTTTATAGTCAGCATCATCTATAAACTTACTTACATCAGATGCTAATGGAATCTCCTCGCCATCTTCAGCAAGGATTTCTAGATGGCCAGAAATAGCCTCTTTTACGTTCTCGATAGCTTCATCTAAAGTGTCGCCAGCACTAAAACAACCTGGAATATCTGGAACAGTAACACCATAAGCCTCGGTGTCGTTACCTCTTTCTATAGCAATTGGATACAACATTGCACTCACCTCTTGTACAAAATCGTACTGTGAAATAGGACTATATGAGTCTGATTGAAGCGGGTCAATTTAGACCCGCTTGCTTCAAAATGCTTTTAACAGTTCCGCTTGGTAATTCCTTTTTTGGGTGAGGGATAGTAACTAAGCCCCCTTTAGTTGGATGTTTGAAGTGATGATGACTTCCTTTAACCCTAACTAAGTACCAACCGTCTGCTTCAATCATTTTGACTAAATCCAGACTTTTCACACCGTCCCCTTATTAACTTGATGAGACAATTATAACCCTAGAGTTATTTCAAGTAAATACCTCTAGGGTTATTTTTTTGTTGGACGCTTCATTTTTTTGTGAGAATCATCCAGAAAAATATTATCCATTGCAAAGATACAGTCGTTAAAAATATCTCTTTCGACTGGGATCTCATAATGATCACAATAGGCAGATATAGCTGCAATATCCAAAGCCAAGGGAATGCCTTGCTCATAACGCCTTGAACGGGAAATTACGTTATATGCTGAAAGAATGGCATTGGCTGTAAATGAGTATTCAGGCTTTTGAATGGTTTCAGCTATTTTTAAATTTAAGGCTTTTGCAATTGCTGTTTGTTTCTTGTTGTAGTCGCTCGCTTCTTCTTCTGAGTTGAACTTGGTCCAGTTGTAGAGGTTAATGACTTTCCCACTACTTCATCCTTATATGCATCAGCTTCTTTTTGGATATTTTCCGCCTCTTGTCTCACAAACAACCAAATTGCCACACCAAGATCGCCTAGATTCAACAACTTAATTGCATTTTCCTGCGAATATTCTGGTTCAGACACAATCAGTTCTTGATTTTCGGTTACTTCTTCAAAAACTACGCCTTTCCAGTCCTCAATTAAATGGCAGGCCGCAGCTTCAAGAAGCAATTCATGATATAGCTTGTCGTCTTTACTAGCTTTAGTTACATCATAACCTTTTGATGCAATCTGATTATTTGCACGCTCAAGGGCCACTTGATATGGTTTATATGAGATACCACGTACTTTAAATTCAGCTAATACATTCCCTTCACCATCAATATACTTACGCCATTTACTAACTGTTTTACTAGTCTGAATGCTTACTTTTAAAGCCATTTTAAACTCCAAAAAAGCAGCCCTAAGGCTGCTATCAGATTGATTAAGGCGCAGGAACTGCTGCTGGTGTACGAGTGATGGTTGGGGCTACTTCAACGACTTTATATTCGAATGAAGCATTTAAAAGATCTGAATTACCACCACTAGGTAATGGGGCAGTAATTTCAGCTTTAGGAATAAAAATTTCATATTTATTCCCATCTGTATCAGTGATTGGAACTTTTAATGAAATTGTTTTGTTAGTGAATTGCTTTTCATACATATCGGATGTATTTCGTGACCAAGCTGCGGTAAATGAACCTGTACCTGTTGCAAGCATTTCTAGGATTGCACGTGCATCAATACCACCACCTAAACAGCGTTGTAGCTGCATAGTGTTATCCCAATTAAATGTAAAAGCGGTCAAGCATGAAATCCCAGCTTGAGAAACGCCGTCAATTAAAATGTCACCTACAGAGACATTCGACATTTTAGGATTGTTATCTGCCGCTGTAATTGTTCCAGCTGGTGCTGAAGAAAAGTTTGTACGACCAAGAGCCATTAGGCCGAAAGTCATTGTAATTAAGCCAGCTTCAGGAATATCAATTCCAAAAGTGTTTACATGACATCCACGGAAAACATGGTAGTCATTAACATCTTCAAAGCCACGTAAAACAGAAAATGTTTGACGAAGTGTGCCACCAAAAGTTAAAACATTTGAGGACCAGTTATTAAAAGCAGCTGCAGCCATCAAGTCTTGAACTAAAACGCTGTACTTCGCTTCACATTTTAATTCACCGGCATACTCTGCACCGGTAATCATTGATGAACGTGCAATACGGCCACTTGTGATTGAGTTAGAGTCTTCCTTTGTTACTGTCGCATCAAGGCCATTTTCAGTAAATTCAAAGGTCGTACGTGCGAAGGGTGATGGTGTGGTACCAACAGTGGTTTCCTTCGCGATTTGTGTTATCTGACGTGCACCACTCGACATATCTATATACTCCGACGTTAGGCATAAAAAAAGCCACCCGAAGGTGGCTATAAAATTAGGGACGTAAAAAAACCGCCCTCAGGCGGTAACTTCTTTAAAACTTAATATCAATCATCCAAATCAACACTTACTCCAGTAACAATATTTAAATTTGGTCCATTTATGCTATTAACATTAGCGAGGCGAATTTTTACATCAGAAATACATAATTTATTAGACAACTGCCATTTACTTAACTCCTTAGCCATTACATCTGCCAAGTGTCGTTCAAGCTCTTGTTTTTTAATTTCAATTTCTTCTAGCGTCAGCATGTAAGACATATCAATTCACCGTAAATCCAATCGTCACATTGTACTGCAGAAAGTCAGCATCTTTACCCGCATCTATCGTTTGACCTTGAAAGCATTCTAAATGCCCAATCCTGAAATATTCAAAATGTGAAAGTAATGCAACACTTAGAATAGTTATTGCCTGGTCTCCCGTGTCTGGTCTTGCAAAGCATTGAATCAAGATATTCCCAGTACGTCGAGTACAGGGTGTATCGGCTAATCCAGCAATGAAACTTGGACCCCACTTAATGGTTAATCGGCACCATAAGCCCTTTGCCGGTGCCAAGAAACCTGGTGCATTTGGATAATGGATTCTTTCTTGAGAAATTCCTGTAAAGGTCATCATACGGTCGACTATTGCTTGTCTAGCTTGCTCTAATGTCATTGGCATATTAGCCACCATATTTTTGAGTAATGTAAGTGAAAGTAGTGCTGTAAATACCAAGAGGTGCTTGATCAGACCAACCGTTTTCTAATCGCGGACCATAGGCTTTGTTGTTTTGAATATAGATCAGATTTCCAAGCTTAAACTTGACTGCTTGAATTGCTGCATCTTGAACTGGATTAGTTGATGGTTCACGAACACCATAATCAGCAGTTCCAATAGATACGATATGAGAAGCTCTGTAAGCACCTGTATCAACTGGACTCGAAACTACAAGTGATTGCACGGTATCCATCGTGATTTTCTTTACTTGCTCTTCAGCATTTTTCACCACATCAACACTAAAGCTAGTCGGCTTTTTCCCCTTCCACCCCATTGCTCACCTCGCTTGCTTCGTACATTTCAAATAGGTCTTGAGCGATCGCTTGAATTGAATATGCTTCAAACTCAACACTTGGTTCACTTTCACCCATTCGCTTCTTTACTATTTGCCAAACGTGAACCGCTTCATGTAAAAGCAATCCATATACTTGAATTTTATCTTTATCCGCCGTATCACCAATTTGGACGATTGCATATGCACCATCAGAAAAAGTACTAACCTGTGCATCCGCTCCCATATCCAAAAATTGATCAGCTTCATCCATATCTTCAAATAACAAATCCATGTGAAGCTGATTTCTAGCAAGCGTGTATTGCACATGCTGAAAAGGTGTGATGTACCACTCTGGAACATATTCGGTATTAACCATTTTAGCCCCTACACCTTTCGAAGCTGACATTTCCAGCTTGCACTGATTGGATCTTGTTTGATATGCATGATGCGATATGTACCTTGCGCCGTACTCCATTCGTCATCAATCATCGGCTCTTTGGTAACTTCATTCTGCAGCACAGTTGCCTTTTTATCTGTGGCCAGTACTCCGAGAGTTTGTATTTCATATTGATTGTATGAGCCAAACAGAACGCCACGACCCTCATAATGCTCAATGACATTTTCAGAGGTGTTTGTTTTAGGGTTCCAGTTGGTACTAACAACCCTGTCACATGTAAATGTTTGGACCGCATCCGCCAGATCCTCATTAAATGCTTCAGCAATATCTGCCTGAATTTCGTCACGTAAGCCCATTATTTATGCCCTGTAAAGTGGAATGCCGAAGCTATTAAAACTTGCATTAGGATCTTTCAAATCAAGCGAATCAATATAATCAATTGCTATCTGTTCAAAGCTAGAAATCGCTTCAGTACCTTCTTGATACTCTTTTTCAGATTCGACTGAATCAGCTTTAACTTTCTTTCGTTTAAGCAGCTGCTCTTTACCGTTATAAATTACTTTGGCCAGAATGCCTTTGATAATTTCACAAGCTGCATCCTTAAGAAGTGGATCAATTGGATCTGGTACAAATCCTATTCTGTTTTTCATCCAGACATTTGCCAGTTTAACCAGACGAGCTTTATCACTGTCTGGTGCAAAATCGCTGCCCAAAATTGAATTTGCGTCATCTACAGTAATAAAGCTCATTGCATTATTCCTTAGGGATTAATTTAAGAAGTTCTGCTTTTGTTGCAGATGGCTTGTAACCAATATTTTTACTAGCTAAATACTCTTTTAATTGATCATTTGACCAGTTTTCAAAATCATTAGCTGCCGTTTCTGTTGCTGAATTTTCTGCCGCTTTTCCAGCTTCCAATTCAGCAATACGCGCTTGCATAGCAGCAACATCATTTTTAAAAGCATCAAACTCTGCTTGAATGCTTACTACCTTTTCTTCAGCCGCTTTAGTAGCATTGTCAGCTTGGAGTACAGCATCTTTTAAACGTGAGTTTTCAGAAATTAACTCCGAACTATCACCACTAGCTTGTTCCAAGATTTCGATTTTCTGTTTAAGTTGCCCGTTTTCCTCAACAACCTTTTCACACTCAGCTTTAGTTTTATCAATAACTTCTTGCAGCTCTGGAGTAATTCCAACCGCTACATTTACAGTGGCCAAAGTCGTTTTTGCAGGCTCTTCCAATTTGCGAACTTCAACAGGAATATCCAGAGCTTGGTAATCATTTTGGATTTTCGGGTAATCACCGTAAATAATTACTTCTTCAGCACTTCGATTCGGATGTTCGTAATAATCAGGATTGGCAATAGTTCCAACCTCTAACGCAGCTGCAGCAGCAATACGTGTATAAATTAGCTTCATGATGCATTTCTCTTAAATGTAAAAAGAGGGCTTAATAGCCCTCTTATAGTGAGATGTTGATGAGTTAACCAGTTGTTGTTGTGCCAGATAGATCAAGCAATGTGCCTGCTGTCATTTTGTTGCTAGTAGCATGTTTTTTCCAGTTGGCACTTGAACCAAGTAAAGTAAGGTCAGGGTTTTCACCTTTTGATGTATCCCAGCTATAACCAAGAATATCTAGGTTAAATGTACCCTCAGCACGCATACCGATTGCCAAGTTTTCTTCATCATTGATGTCATACGCGCGGAAGCCTGGTACTTGTGATTCTGTAACAGTAACTGCACCCATTTGCAAACCAAATGCATCATCATCACCTACGGCATCTGTAACCAATACCGGCTTACCTAAGGTACCCGGTAAACCACCATAGATAACGATTTCAGATTCGCCATAAATTTGATTAGTGATTGCATCATCGACAATATCGAAATAAGTATCTGAGTTCATTACCCATAAACTAATACGTCCAAACTTATCGCCAAACTTACGCATACCACGTGTTAATGCTTTACGCCCATCTACAGCAATACTGCCTTTGGCAACCATATCCGGGTTGCTAGAAATAGCTGCTTTTAAGGAGGCTAAACTGTACTGTAAACGACCAGCAACCAATGCATCTGCTAAATCATAACCAAGAATCATGGCAAACTCTTCAGGTGTACGTGCACGGCGTTTGAATGCCTCTTCAGTAGAAGCATAAGGACCATATTTATATGGGACTTTTACACCTACAGATTCACCAGAACCAATTTTCTCTGGAACTACTTTGGCGGTTGAATTCACATCACGATGTTTGATGCTACCGCCCACTTTGTAGAATGCTTCTTTATTGAAATCACCTTCAATGATCTCATTGCGATAAACAATTGCACCATTAGAGGCTTGGTTAAATACATTCAAATTATCTTGCAAACGCTCTAAATAAGCAGTTTGAGCCAATTGATTGTAGATGATCATGTCTGAATTAACTGTTGTAGTCATAACTACTTATCTCCAAATTTTTAATGATTAGTTCGGCAGTTTTAGGAAGGCATCATTGCCATGTTCTTTGATGTAGTCAGCTTTCTGAGAAACAGACATTTCACTGCGTTTCATTCCTGCAGGAGCTCCACCTTTGCCCCCGCTTTGGAAACCGCCACCAGTTCCTTTACCACCTTTAAGAATTAAGTCTTTATGCTGGTATCCACCAACCAAGGACTCTAAAGCTTCATCAACATTTGCAAGTTCACCCGGGCGGACACGTGAATAAATCTTTTCGCCGTTCGGATCGTATGCAACCACCTTGCCTTCTTCGATTTTGAAGTGATGGCCAAAGGTTGCCTGAACCATGTCCACAGGTACTGCAATGTTGTCTTGAATGTACTTAGAACGAGCAAAACCACCGCCGATTAGTTCTTTGTGTAAAGAGGCTTCTAGTGCGTCACGTTGCTCAACAATCGGAGCATATTTTTCTTCAACTGCCTTGATAGCTTCAGCTTTCACTTTCTCAACTTCACCAGCATCCACCAGCTTTTTATCGTCGAGATTTTGGATTGTTTGTAATGCCTTTTTAGCTGCCGCAGGGTCTTCGATTCCTTCAAAAGCTTTTAATGCTTTTTCAGCTGCTTCTTTGGCTTCACGATGTGTTTTAGCTTCATTGTTTAAGCGTGCAATTGTTGCTACCGAATGTGGTGCATCATGTGGCATTTCTTTGCCGTCATCATGAATATAGATCGGCTTATCACCGTCTACTTCCGCATAAACTTTACCGTCGATCGTTACTGTTTTAAGTTTCATTGGTCATCCAACCTATATACACAAATGGGCATCCGCCCGGATTCACCGTCCGCATCCGCTTCCGGCAGACATTAAAAAAGCGCCCCTAAGGACGCTTTATTTCGATTAAAAACTTAGAAGTTTGTGGCAAATAAACGATAGCCTTCGAGTTCCCAAAGTTTATTTTCGGCTGACTTTTCTGCGTTGCTTCGAGCTATACGCTCACCCATTTCAGCATCAAAGTTTTCTGCATTCACACATGCGCTAAAACCCGTTGCTAGAAAAAATTTTCCATCTAAAAATGCATGTACAAAAGTAGATGTTGTACCTCCAGGGCGCTGCTCCACCGTATATGTAACGCGGTCCATCATCGCATCAATTTGCGCTTTAGTTACTCGGGGTGCCACAGACTTTTCAGCTAACTCTTGCTCTGTTACTTCTTTGGTCATTTCTTTCTCACAAAAAAAGCACCTTAGGGTGCTGGTTAAAATTAAAATATGCTCAAGACACCTGAAACTTAGAGTCCATTAATAAGTTCAACAAGCTTAGAGTTTGCTGCATTCGACACATCAGTATTTAACTTCGTAACCTTCAAAAGTGAGGTCAATGCTTCAATTGAATGCAGATTTGCATGACGAGCATCATAAGTATTAACCCCTGCACCCGTAACAGTTACATGGGATTCCAGACTTTTAATTTTTGGTGCTTCAACCGCTTTAAGTGATGGGTCATCTAAATTCTGGCCAACCTCAACTGCCTCACCTTCGATTACTTGTGGTTCAGAAGGTGGTTCAATAATTTCAAATCCGAGCTGTTTTAAATTTTCAATGGCAGATGTAAGTGCAAACGGATTGTAATCACCAACAGGTGAACCTTCAGGAATCAAATACTCGCCGTTTACTTGCGCTCCAGAGTGAAGTTTTAGGATGCATATAATGCGTTTAGGTTGTGCATCTGGTGATGCTTGGTCCACATTGAAATATTCAACATTTTGCACTAGCTCTTGAAGTGTTTGCGGTTGCTTTGTCATGATGACCTCATATAAAAAAAGCACCCGAAGGTGCTATGGTTTGAATTAGGTTTAATGCGGAATCTGTGCTTTGGGCTGTTTAAAGTTATATCCTAAAATAGCCATATATCTTGGAATCAACTTCCTTACAAATGGCACTACAATAAGATTTGTGCTTAGGATGTATTGTGCTTGAGTCATAGTTATTTGCTTCATAACTTGGACCTCTTTTCAAGCTTCCTAAGCCATCTACGCAATCTGTATTTTGATCGAGTAGATAGCTGAATATTCCCTTCACCACTTAAACTAAAATTCATATTCCCAACCTCTTGAACATTTGTTCGTCCAACATGCGAAGTTGGTCGAGTGTATAAATACGCCCTTCTGGATCGAAGAACTTTTCAAAATCAAATTTGCCTTCTTTGAAGAGCTTGTAACGCTTTGGTCCTAACCATTCTTTTTGGAAGAAGTCATCTGTCTTTTTGAAGAACTCTTTAAATGTTATGTTTGCATCCATTTGCCCAATCAACTGATCACGCTCTTCTTTGGGGATGTCTTTCACTCTTCTCTCATCCATCACAAAAGGACGCTGACCAGCTAAAGAACCGTCTTTCTCAACTGGTACCAGAATGCTTCGACAATTTGGATGTAAAGGAGGAACGCGCTTTGCTGGGTCATTTATTTCCCAAAAGCTTCCATCAAGTGATGCACAAAGTTTTGAAGTTCTTCCATCAAGAACACTCACAAATCGCACATATTTGAAGCCAATTTGATCAAAACTTTTTAAATATGCCTGGTTAGCTACATGGCTCCGAACCGTTCTAACAGTGCGCTCAATGTCTGATTTTGTGCTGTTGAGTAATCCGTCTTCATAATTTAGCTTCTTGGTACCACGGATACGCTGAATAATCTCACTATTAGTTTTACCAGTGTTAATGCCATCTCTTATTGCATATTCAACTTTTTGACGGGCAGCTTCAGCAATTCTTGATAAAAGATCATCAACTAGGGCACCACCAGCCAATGGTACCTTTTTAGCAGCAGAATAGAACTTGTCACCGCTAAGAGTTTTATTTTTCGCTCCGTATAGCTTAGCTATGTAATTGGCTTCATAAACCGCTAAAGCGGTAGCAGAGACGGTGAAAGCTTCAGGTAAGCTTGTATTTACACTAGCAAACCATTGGTCAATCAAGTCTTTAATCTCTTTGAGGTTTGACGTTGTATATTTCCCACCAGCTAAAGCAATTTTCTCTGAATCATTAAGTTCCTCTAATAGATCACGCAGCTTTGAGAGCATTGCTTTTGTATCATCATTAAATAAACCTAATAATTCATTAACTGTTTTTGAGGAAGCGCGAAAAAGATATGCTTGGTGTTGAGTTAACGCCTCTAAGAGTTCTTTGATAGTTGCCGCCATATCAATTCACTCCTTGATTCAAAGTCCCATCCTGTTCAGCTTCAACATTTAGCATTTCTTCTTCATATTTTTGTTTAGGAAACATTCCTGTTTGGTTATATTCCCACCAAGATTTGAATGAAGATCTGCCTTGTAAAGCTGCTTCAAATAACTGTCTAGCTAACTCAGCTAAATAACCTTGCTTATTGAATTCTTGACTGATTTCGAACATCAAATCATCTTTAGTTAGAACATCCACATTAGGCGTTACAAACTTTGCTGCCCATCGTAATGCTGCTGACAAAGCTTCATTCATATTCACTACACAAAGTGACAATACTGAATGCTGAACTGCATCATCACTATTTGCTTCAGTAGCAGTCTTTTTAGCTGCGGAACCTTTTTCAATAAGACGAGCACCAAGCTCCTTCATTTGCTCCCACTTATCCTGCATAGCCTCACGAGCTAGTGTATTTGGGTTTGGTTGAGCAATCCCTATGTTCCCATCTTTAGGTAAAGGTAGAAGAACTTTAGCGCCGATATAGATGCCACGCTTTTTCGCTTCATCTGACCAAGCCCAATCAACTCCACTAACATGGTATTGAGGTTGACCCATGAAAAAAACGGACTCCTGAAAGTCCGCACTGTCTCGGTAATGTGCCAAATTGAGGTTGGCCAGTGAAAGAAGTGGTGGTTTTTTAATATCTTCTGAATTATCAATTGCCCCGACAAAAGTAAATGGAATATAGGTCCAAAAGTTACCGTTATAATCTGTTGGAAATTTCTTTTGACCTCCTACCCAATTACCTTTTTCACCCTTGGTGTAAACCTGAACCGAATAAATATACCCCCCATCATTCTCAGGCTCTAAACGAAGCACTCGATACTGCTCTACTTCAGTTTTACTAAAGCCATCATCTCCACGTTCAGACGTAAATTCACGGATAACAACCAAACAAAGCTTTTTTTGGTTATCAATCATCACTGAATCCCAATTTACAATGTCAATGGCATTCAATAAATGAATCATCGGATAAGCTTTTTGGGCTTTAAATTCCGCGAGATTACGAGCTGGGGTCACATCCGGATAATCGACATAAAGTGCACATCGATAATGCTTTAATAAGTGGCGAATTCCAGTTTGTGCCAATTGATATGCACTTAGGCCAGCACCATTAGCGTTTCTTTCCAAATGTTCTAATTCAGGGGGAAACTTAAAGCTTGGATCTGTTGCAAATGCAGCACCAACCAAACTATTTAGAGTGGTACCTGTAACTTCGTAAAAAACGGCGCGCATTAGGTAAGCCAAATATGCACTTGCATTTGCTTTCGATTGGTCATGGGCATTAGGCTTTGGTAGGTATTTCTCCCCCTTAGCTTTCACCTCATCTTCACCTTCACAAACATCATCAAGTTTTCGCCAGAGTTCTACGTTTTTAACATACTCGGCATGTTTAAATGTTACGTCACTCATCGAGCAAATCCTATATCAGTAAAGAAGGTTTCAAATCCTTCGTGTAATTCATTAAATGCATCAGAGCCAGCATCTACTTGGTCGTCATGCGCACCATTTGGAAAATTGCGAAGCTCTTCAATAAAGTCTTTGTTCCAGTCACCCCTCAGCATTCTTACATTCCCTGTATTTACTTGTGCTGCAAAAGGTTGTGCCCGTGTGAGCTTGTCACCGGATACGGGTTTTGCAATGACATGATAGCCAGAGAGAAGTTTAGTAAACGATTGGGCTTGTGATTTACCAGCTTGTCCTGGATCTTGCGGAATGCGAACTGTGACTTTCTTTCCATCTAACTGAGTGGTTTGCTTTAAACGCTTATTTACATTGTCAGGACCTAATTGCCCTTTAGTAACGTCTACAATGTAAGTGTATCCATCTGCGCTTAAAGCCTCCCTCACGCCTGCGGTAAAGTCGCCTTCATTCTCTGTGGCGCCAAAATCCCATGCCCTTACTTGCTTGACTACATCAGCAGGTAAAGCATCCACAATTTCAATATTGTCAGGCTTAAAAAAACCGCCTGCAGGCGGTGATGGCATTTGTCGATATTGCCCGGCAAAAACATACGGCGCAGCTTGCTCCATTTGTTTCAACTTTTGAATATTATGTTTTGCTGGCCACAATGCAGATCCGTCTTCCTGAATAGCTGAAAGACATAGATGCTCCCACACTTCACCGTTACCACCAGCTACAGGAACGCCGTCTTTTCTATCACCTAGCAACCAGCCCGACAAATCGTCCTCATGCAGTCGCTGCATGATGACAATAATTGGAGTGTCCGGTGAGTTGGTACGTGATTCTAATGTGTTCTGAAACCAGTCAATAACACCTTCACGAATTGTTTTAGATGAAGCTTCATGCGCTTTATGTGGGTCATCAATAATGATGCAACCACCAAAGTCGTCCCGCATCTTACCAGCACCAAAACCAGTAATCGTACCGCCTGTACCAGTTGCATAGCAGACGCCACCCTCTGACGTGCGCCAGAAGTCTTTAGCCTTACTATCATCTCGCAAACTGAAATCTGGGAAGACTTTCTTATAAGCTTCTTCTTGAACCAGTGTTCGTACCTGAAACGCGTTGTTTGCAGCAAGCATTGCTGAATAACTAATGTGAATAAATTCAGAATCAGGTTTCTTACCAAAACACCAAGCCATAAAATTAATTACGACAATTTCAGTTTTAGAATAACGAGGTGGTAAATTAATAACTAACCGTTTAATCTCCCCTCGATAAACCTTCATTAAAGCTTCACAGAGTTCCAAGTGGTGCCAGTTATGCATCCATTTATAACCTCGGCGCTCCTTAAACATGTACCTTGTGAAGAAATATAAATCTTCTTGCGCCTCGATCTGTATGGCTTTATCCCGAGCCGCATCAGTACTCATCTAAGACTTCCCTCCGCGCTTTTAAGTAATCATCCATTGGAACTGGAATTTCTGAATTAACTGTTTGGACTGGTCCGCCGTCTTTGCCTGTAATTTCTTGGCGATTAGTAAATTGACCACCAATATCTTTAGCGGCTTGTTCAAGAATTTTTAAGGCTGTTTTGACGTTTCTAGTCTTCTCAAGCTGTCTTTGGTATTGCTTCAGTCGGTAATACTTATTAGCAATAGGAATATCAATTAAGCCTTTATCAAACTTCTCTCTGGTTAATTCAAAAAGCTCAACAAATTTCTTGCTTAAGTTTCTGCCCGAATATTTTGTTGGGTCATAGCATTCGCATTGGCTACGACTAATATCAACTCCAAACTCTTGCTTGACCTGTTCAACCACTTCTTGAGGGGTATCACGGCATGCAAGAGCTTGAACAATAAATATTTTCACAGGCTCTTTTAGTGCTGCCATAAATTCCCCTTTGTACAGCTACGTACAGCAAACAGGACAAAAAAAGAGCCATAAGGCTCAATTGATTACACAGTTCCCGCAGCATCTCGCAATATCTAAATCAGAAACAAACGGCGGATTTTTTGCGACCTCAATAAGTCGCTTAACATTCTTACTTGGTCCCCACCGTTTAACTACGCCAATAAACTCTTCAACGTCATGACCAGCAAGATAGTGCTTAGGCAGACCAGAACTATCGCTATAAGCAATTTCTCCATCCTCGTCTCTCATCACTCCAATGTGGTAAAGCTCATGTTCAAGCAAATAACAGAACTCTGTATCGTTTGCACGCTCACAGAAAGAAGCGTCGACAGTTATTAAGTATGTTGGCACAAAGCCGAACCAGTCACGCATCTGCTGCTCTTGTCTAGCTTTACGCCAGCCACCGACGTTAAACATTACTTTTTCACACTGCCCCAGTACCATCGCCTGCTTGCTTTTATATGCAGAAGAGGCCCAAGCAAATGCCAAGAACTCTTCATTATCATGAAGTAACTCAGCAATATGATCATGATCTGGATTATAAAGAGGCCCACCAATCGTTAAGTAATTAGCCACAACCCATTTTTTTAGGTCTGGAGCCGGTATTAAACGAATTGCTTCCTCTTCTTCAGCTTGATCAATAAAATCAGTTGGTGGAAACGGTCTGATCTGATCCATTAAATATTTGCCTCTTTAAGTTTTTAAGCCACTGACTAGCAAAATGAGCTTGTATCTGTAACGGGCCAGATTCATTAATTTTAAAACTTGGTGCTGCCTCTAACCGAACAACCGTATATCCCATTGCTTCAGCATCATCGTATCGATCCATACTCCAAGCTTTATCTTTGAGCTTACCTTTTCGACCACCTGACCATGGACCACCCGCAATTTCGACCATAATACGATGTTCAATTAAATGAAAATCAAAGCGCCAATGCTTTGTTGATTTAAACTTAAATTTCTTTTCATATTTGATTTCAAGCACATCTAATGCCTGGGTAAATTCTTCTTCAGCTTCTAGGTATTTTTGAGTTGCTTTGGGTAATGGGCGGCTTTTGGGTTTTGTTCTTGGTTCTTTTTTTCTTGTGAGCCAAAAATAATCGTTACTGTCCATATAAGGCAGTCCGTAAATTATTAACTTGCTTTTTTAATCTAAGAATTATTCTATCGATAACTAACATTTCATCACGGCTAAGACCCGATCTGGAGAGATTTTGATAGCGCTCAAGTTCCTGTGAATATTTATCCAGATTTTTTTTAGCTTCGTTTTTGTCCATATATCCAGCTCACTTATGTTTATTAAGACGACGAGCAATAAGGCGTTTTTTCTTTTGACTTAGTTTGTTAGGTTTACTCTTTACTGGATTTGCCTTACAGCTCAAAGGTGATGCATGTCCACCTGATGCAACCAAGGTGCTTAAAACACTTAATTTTGTATTTAAGGCCATTAATCCAGCAGTAGTGGCTAGTAATAATCGGCTCATACGCACTTTTATTTCTCCAAAAGAAAAAGCCCCTCCAATAACCATTTTTTAGAGGGGCCGTTTGCGCCGCAATTATTACGGCAAACTTTTAAACCAAATTATGAGATCAATAATTCATAATTATCAGTTCATTACTTTTCTTACTCTTAGCGGCCAAATCACGACCAACAGAATAATTAATTGAAGTACATGCAAAATTAAAACCTTTAAAGATTTCACGAATCTTTTCATGATCATTAATTGAAAGCATTACCTTCCCTTTGCAAGTCTTCATCTTTTCAGAAAGAAGTTCATACTGATCTAATGGAAAATCCACTCCATAACCTGCTGTATCTAGATACGGCGGATCAGCATAAAAAAATGTATGTCCTCGGTCATACTTATCAAAGCAAATATCCCAGGACAGGTTTTCAATATAGACTCCATTCAAACGCAAATGTGCTGCACTTAAACTTTCCTCTATCCGCAAGAGATTTAAAGAGCGGCCTGTTGTTGCATATCCAAATGTCTGCCCAGAAACCTTACCACCAAACGCATGTTGCTGAAGGTAATAAAATCTTGCAGCTCGCTGAATATCCGTTAGTGTGTCTGGTACTTTTAGTTTTTCCCATTCAAAAATCTGGCGACTTGAAATGCACCATTTGAATTGACGCACAAATTCTTCTAAATGGTTCTGAACAACCCTGTAAAGGTTTACGAGTTCACCATTCAGATCATTGATTACTTCTGTCTTTGCATGGTCTTCTCTTAAGAAAAATAGAGCAGCTCCACCGCAAAACAGTTCCACATAACACGAATGCTCTGGGAATTTACTCAACAAATCCTTAGCTAAACGGGTTTTACCACCTTGCCATGGAATTATTGGTTTTGATTTCATAAAAATTTTCCTGTGCAAAAGCAATTGATTCTGATAGCCTTCGCAAATCGTGTGCACGATAGCTGGGCTTGGCTTTTGGCAGGCTACATCTGTCAGGAGGTCGAAGTGCTGTTACCGCAGTACTTCGTCCCCAGTTTTACTCGATATAAAAAAACTCGGTCTCCATTTGGGACCGAGTTTTTTTTGGCAATAAAAAAGCCCACCTATTTAGATGAGCTCTTAAATTGATTTTGGTCTAATTTATACTACGACCAATTTAATAAAACTATACCTTAGTTAGCGCAAAAGTGGAAACTAATTTCTTACCTCATTTAAAGTTTCTTCCTTGTAACGTTTAGCAATTTTAGTAGCTTTTTTAATTTCTTCTTCTAATGCAGCTACCATTAACTTTTCATACCGTTTCCAAGTTTGACGATAAACCTCGGGATTCATCTGATAACTTCTAATACCAGCATAAACTAAACGCCCAGGATCTTTATGCCCATTTTCTAATTCAGGATCTAAAGCATAGTCAATAACAATACGAGCAATTAACCAGGCTAAATGATAAATCGCAATTCCTTCCGGCTCTCTTCTTTTATCCTTTTTGGCTCCATCCATCATGATTTTCGCCAGGTGATTCCTAACGTACTCATAATCCTGTTGTGACTTACCCTCGGTCATAATGACCATTGCAACTGATTTTGTAAGTTGATCACCCATAGCTGCTACCACCCCTAATTTATCTTGAAAGTCTATTGACCTCCCGTCTGTACATCTAACATTCGCAGCGCCATAAGATGGTGACTTCAAGCTTGCTCCACTTACGAACCATTCAAAAATTTGAAATCTTGACCAATCCATTACAACTGTAGACTGCATATTCACCACCTTATTCAATACGTTAATTATTCAAATGCTTTTGGAACTCACTAAAAAGTAGTTCCTCGATTGGTTCATCTACACTTAATTCATGATCAAGTGACCAAGGATTTATATAAACCTTATCCCCGCACATAACGGCGAGCTTTCCCTTAAACTGACAACCAGAAAAATCACCACTGTATTTGCGTGCATAAAGCACAGCTAAAGCATCAAATTCATCTGTAGTTAAGAATGCATCCATATTTATTTTTAATATGAAAAACTTCTTATCTACAGTCCAACCTACCGTTTCAATATCGGTCATAAACCCTCCTCAAACCTCTCTAACATCAATGCCGTGTACAGTTTTCATCAAATGCTTTTTATTGCGGTAACTCGGCAATTTACGTGTTGCAAGTGATTTAACGTCCTCAACAATGAATTCGCCATTAATGAGGTAGTAAGTAAAATCAGCAAAATATCTAAGTGCTGGTTTAGCTCGTTTCTCCCCTTCTAATTTTGTCTTCGGTGCCAATTCAAATTTTGTGTGATGCTGCAATTCTTTAATTTCACCTCGTTGTTGTAGAGCCTTTAGCTCGATATACCGTTTGTATTCTTTAGTACTGTCAAAAGTCATTCCATCCAATTTAATTTTCGAAGCATTAAACTTGTTTCGACCCTTTTTAACTTTTTGAGCTTTCGGACATGTTGCGCGGTAATCTGCAAGGCTCATTGAACTCATTCTTCAAACGTCTCCTTTCTTGCCAACCACCACAAAACCACCGCACCGCTAATAGCTGCTGTAAAAAATGAAATGAGTAAACCCCACGCTAAAATCTCGAATTTAGTCATGATCCTGCCCCACCAAAACGCAAGTCATCCCAGTCACATTCAACTACTGTCAAACCGTCATGTTGAAACCGAGACCATAAACGGTCCCCTAAGTTTTCCTTCAAACCTTGCGCCTTTTCTGTAGATTCAAGCGTCATGTTTGAAATTAAAACTGTCGGCTTTTTTTCGTCATAACGTGCATATAAAACTTTATGAACGAGCTGCAATCGACTCTCGTGTTGGTCGTGCAAACCATATTCATCCAATATCAATAAATCACAGTCCGTGAAGCGAAAAATTGCATTTGCTTCATTGTCATCTGGCTTTGTCCATGCAGTGGCAATTTCATTTGCCATGTCTTCTGAGGTGACGTAACGAACATAACTCCGCTTGTCTAAAACGTTACGAGCAATAGCACATGCAAGATGGGTTTTTCCTGTTCCTGTGCGCCCAACCATAATCAGATTGCGCTTCTTCCCTGAATTAAAATCTTGAACAAATTTATGGCAAGCAGCTTTAGCCTCTTTCTGTGGATCGATACTCACCATATAATTTTTAAATCCGCTTTCCTTGTGGCGCTCAGGGAGTTTTGCTCCGGCAAAATGTTTCTCGCGTACCATGAGGTTGACTTGGTGTGCGTGTTCAATTTGTGATTTCACATACGCTTCATTTGCACATGTTTGGCAAACTGGACGACCAATTAGTAAAACCATTAACTCATTGTGTTTAGGGCAAAACTGATTAGTTTGTACCAGCTCAGTTTTGAATTGTTTGCTCAATGCATTCATAGCATCTCCCCTACATCGATATCATCTGTGGCTGGTGCATACTGTTTTGCATCACCCCAAGCACTGTTTACGTCTCTTGCTGGTGCAGTTTTCATTGGTGAGTTTTGTTTTTTAGGTCTTATCGACTTTGTGAATTCCTGAATTAACCAAGTTGCAAACTTTCGAGTTCGTTGGTTTTCCGTGAGATCAATTTTGTTTTCCCAGTGAGCATTGAAGTTGCCAAGATGAAATTCATAATTTGGCATTTTTAAAACCTGCTCTGCTTGTGCACCCACTTGTGAAGTCCTAAGAACATTCAGCAATAGTTCACGATTTGGTTTCCAAGACTCCTCGGCCGCTGAAAAATTTTCAACCGCGTTTTGTGTGTGAGTATTTTCTTGTTCCTGCTCCTGCTCCTGCTCCTGTTCCTGTTCCTGGCTTCGAAGGGGCTTTGAAGGGGCTTGTAAGGGGCTATCTATTTTGGCGTTTTCGCCACGCTTTTGAGTCATACAAAATGCTTGTGCATATTTATCGAAAAAGCTTGATAAATAAGGGCTTGACGGCAATGAATCATACTCTTTTTGCACGTTCTTACAGCGGTTATCGGCTGGCTTTAATGACTCAGCTACTTGAAAACGTGCCATCTCGTGCACCCAGACTGTCTCCGTGGCTTCGTCATAGCTACAAAACCCCGCTTCACAGGCTCTTTGAAGCCCCTTAGAAGCCCCTTCAAAGCCCAAGCCAGTTTCATGAGCAATATATAGAAGGGGTATGTAATACAAGCCAAGCATGTTCGCGTGAGGGCTTGTCATTAAATACATAGCGACAATTAAGCCTTCAGGTGTTTGACGAAGTTTTTTTCCCGTAGTTCCCGTCCAGAAATGTGGTGAGACTTTCCCATAGTCACGCATGGTTATTTATCTCCTTTGAAGGGGGTTCGAAGGGGCTTTGAAGGGGTGATAATAATCATTACTTACCCCTTCCAAGCTTCACTAATCCGCGCATTTCCAACTGACGAATAATTCTTGGAGGAATAAATTCGTTGTTGATTTTGTAGCGAATGCGAGACTTTTCTTTCACCTGAATTAGTTTGTGCCCATCCTCCATAAGACGGCGAACTGCTATAGCCTGCCCCCCCATATGAGTTAATTCCTCAAGTTGATAAAATCTTTCCTGAGCCTCAATTGCGGCATTCATAACTGAAAGTGGCATGGCTGCTAATTCTTTAGCCGAATAGATCTTTACTGGTTGTTCCAGTGGAATCACCACCTCTAGCGGTGTGGTGGAAACGGAAATATCCTGTTTTCTTCTTACTGCATATCTCACTTTTCACCATCCTTTGGCTTAACATAGCCTCCAAAAGAATCAACCAAATACGCCTTGGTTAAGCTAGTTACAATCTGCTGTGCTAACCACTGCGTTATGCGGAATTGACGAGCCATAGCCTCTGAAAATTCAACTTTGGTTACCGCCGCATTATTTTCGTCATACCCTTTGTTGCGTAAATTTTGCTTTTTCACCTCAAATAGGTGGCCAAGTACTCGCAATGCAGGCTCATAGAAAGATTGGATTTCACTTTGCTGGCGAGAATCTTTGATTTGGTGTGTAAAGCTGTTCATGACACCTCCGCTAATGCTTGCTCAGCGCTTGTTAGCCGGCGTTTGGCGTTAAGTTCAGCAACTGTTGCGTGGCGAATCTGGCTTTTATGGATTGGTCCACAAGCACCAGAGGAGATAACCTTTACTCGGAACAAATCATTCGTGTACTTGTAGTCAATGATTTCAAGCAGGTAATCTTTGGAGCCTTGCGGTGTAAGCACAACCACATCGCCTACTAAAAAATCTTGCGAGTTGAGTTCGGTTGGCTGTTCTGATAAATTATTTTGCATATTCGATTCCTCTAGCAGAGATTGAATAACTGACCACTCCTGTTCGCGCAGGTAGTGGTTTTTTATTTGAATAAAATCCGCATGTATTCAGGTGAAGTGAATGCATGTGCTAAATAAACTCGCGTTGCTTCTGCAATTTCAGGTGAGCAATACACATCACTCTCTTGCACAACCTTCAAACCAATGGCTGTCAACAAAAAGCTAATAAACTCAATCTCAGTCCAACCATTTGATTTCTTTTCTGTTTTCATCCGTGAAAGGATGCTCGCATCGACATTTATCATCTCTGCTACTTGTCTTTGGTTGCTAGCGTTAAGTGCTTGCAATATGAGCGATTCGTTATTGCTAGCGCTTGCAGGCAATTCATTTGATACTTTGCTCATGGTTTAGTTCCTAAGCGGTTAATGATCCAAGGTTTTTGCTTTTTGTCGTCTGGGGACGAAGTTCAATCCAAATATCTTGATAGTTATCAGGGAAAAGCTCTTTTCGCGTTGTTAAACCAAGATCTTCAGCAATAACTGCTAGCCTGATTTTTCTATCAAGGGGGATAGCTTTCCATCCACTAACTGATGACGGAGCAATCCCCAGAAGTCTTGCTACCGCTGTGACACCACCTAGCTTGTCTATAAGTTGTGCGTCATTCATAACGTGCTCCTAATTTTTCTTTAATTATTAGGCATTCCTTATATTAAATCAATAGGAATACCTAATTTTATTTATGTTAGGATTTCCTAACATTCTGAGGATAGTTGTATGAATACTCTTGCTGAACGACTTAGGTATGCCATGGAAGTTTTGCCACCTAAAAAGATTAAAGGTGTTGAGCTTGCTCGTGCAGTAGGAGTTAAACCTCCTTCTGTGAGTGATTGGCTGTCTGGAAAATCCAAAACAATGGAAGGTGAAAATTTATTACGTGCCTCAAAATTTTTGAATGTAAATCCTTCATGGCTTGCATCTGGCACGGGAGAGATTCAATCAAGCACGAGAGATAAATTTAAACAACTGGATATCGAAGAGTTCAAAAAGAAATACAACATTAGTGATAGTGATGAAGCTCTTTTATTTTCAACAATTATCGAAAAACCGTTTATCCCATCATCTAAGCGTTGGGTTCCTGTTAAGGCTTACTCCAAGATGGGCATGGATGGCTATTTCACAGATATGGGTTATGAAGGCAATGCTGGAGATGGGTATGTTCCAACTCACTCAGCAGGACCAAGAGCCTATGGCATTAAAGGCACTGGCGACTCAATGTTTCCAGCAATTCGTAATGGCTGGTATGTTGTATGCGACCCTGATGCAGAGCTTGTGCCGAATGAGTTTGTTCAGGTGTGCTTGAAGGATGGAAGATGCACAATTAAAGAATTTGTCGGCATCAATGGTGGGGTTTTAAGTTTGCTTTCTGTGAATGGTGGTGAGCGATTTTTCTTTGAAATGGACGAGGTTGAAAGTATTACCGCTATTACAGATATCGTGCCGCCAAGTCAGCACAGACAAGAACATCCTTATTCGCATTAATCACAGGAAGACTTATGGACAACTCTAAACTACCAATCAACCAGATTATTGCTCGCATCAATGATGCTGCGAAACATGGTGAAGCTTTGGTGCTAACAGCCGAAGAAGTAAAGATTCTTTCTAAAGATATTGGCGACAAAGTCTTTATTCCTGTGCTTACTAATGAGCAGGTCGTGCAGTTGGTAAAAGAAGGAAAGCTAGGACAGAAAATTAATAACACAAAAGATTAATAAACTGTGAACCCGACACAGTCTTTACAACAGATCGGGTGGGGAAAATAATGAGTAAGACAGTTGTAAAAGACAAAACCGTACACTACAAAAAAGTAGACTTTCTAAAAGGCGCGAACCTTGGAAACTTACTTAAAGCCCAACTATTAGATAAAGACTCTTTTTATCATAAAGCTATTAATAGGCAGCAATTTGTATCGGCTACTAAAGATGATTTTATCCTTATAAATCACGCAAGTTCACATCAAAGTATGTTCTTTGGAGAGCTAATCATAGTGGAGTCTGGTAAAGCTCAAGCTGTTTTAAAAATAGACAATGATAGTGCTACCGAATTCCCAATCAAAACTTACTTAACGGAAGATTTACCTGATGATGAGGATGAATCTGTTGAAGTAGTGCGCAAAGAATTTATTGATAGTGTTTTATATTTTGGAGTGATTGATAATCATGTTGCAATTATTCAATCCAGATCATTAACAGCAAGAACTCTTGAGTCTTATTTAGGTTGGCTTTTGGGTGAAGCAGCTAAAGCCTTACCAGCGAATAGTGCCTTAATCTTAAAAGATGCTCCGAACCCGGCAATTAAAGAAAAATTGGAATCAACGCCAGCCAAGACCATCTCAATCTCATCTGGAATTGGATCAACAGAATTGCAACCGATTCACAAAATAGAGTCGAACGTACCAGCTAAGATTGATTACAAAATCGAAGAAAATGTGGTTGATGTTTTAAAAACTGCATTTGGTGTCGATTTGGATGATTTAAAACTTGAAGATGGCCTTGATGACGCTAATTTAAAGCTTAAATTAACACTCACCTATAATCGAAAAACATCCAAAAGCGGGCAAAAAGTAATTGATACTGTTGCATCATCTATGAGACATAATGATGATTATGTTATAACTCTTGAAGATGGTACTAAGGTCACAGCGGATAACTTAAAGATGAGTGGAAAAATATCTGTTGAAACAATCAATAATAAAGTTTATAACGACGGCCTTAAAGTTCAATTGTACAATTGGATGACTACCAATATTAATTTTGGTGATTAATCATGGCTAAACGCTACTTGCCGTTTTACAACAACGCTAAATTTATTGCATTAGTGTTAGTAGCTCTATTTGTCATTTTTTCAGTTACTTTTAAATTTCTTGCCCTTGATGTAAATATCAACTTGGTTCAATTTTCCTTTGTTTTGTTATTACCGTTAAGTCAAATTTATCTAGCCTACAAAGGTATGCTCGATGCATTGAAGCTTGATGGTTTAAATCAATCAGAGCGGGATCGCCTCACGTCTACTGTGGATATAAGGAGCAAATCATCACTATATGTTGCCATTTTATTTATAGTGATTGTTTTTGGAATGTATGTTTTCAATGAATTGAATTTACTATCAAATCAGCATCTTTTAGCATTAGTCTTATCTGTAGGCTTAACCTCAATATTAAGTTTCTTTTTGGCATGGAGTGATTTAAAAGAAATATCTATGCTTGAGAAAACCCTTAAGGCTCGTAAAGAGGCGAGAGAGGCCAGAAGCAAAGTAATGAGCAATAAATAAAAATCAAACACTACCCTTCTCACCCAACCCACCCCGTGTGGGTTTTCTTTTGTCTATTAAAGCACAAAAATTAGGTATTTCTAATTTTATTAGGAATACCTATTGACTTAATAATTAGGTTTACCTAATATCTATCTCACAGACAACAAAAAAAGCACACCGCCCCTCCCCAGGTCCGATGTGCTTTTGCAAAACTGCGAGATCAATTATGAACGTAAAAACCTTTTCAAACAAGCATAAGGTAACTGGAGTTACAGCAATTGCTGTACTTGTAGCCTTGAGTTCTTGTGAATATCGAACTGCTAATTCTAGCGTCCCTTCTAATTACTCATATGAAAGCGAGCAAGTCGTTGCTTCTGAATATGAACTTCTGGCTGTTAAGAAAACTGGAGAAAAATCTGGTGAAGCAGTTATCCGCATTGACGGCTTCAAATTAAACGTGAGCTTCGATTTTGACGGTGTAGCTGATAGCTATGGTGTAGCTGGATCTGATTTTACAGCGGCTGAAATTACTAACCTTGCTATTGAGTCAGTAACTGACTTAAGCGGCAAACCTTGGAATGATTTCACCAATCATGACGACCATAAAAACATAAATATTTTATTAGCGGGCTATATCGACCGTAATAAATGGTTGGAGGCAGCCTAATGAAAGATTATAACTGCCCTACTTGCAAGAAGATGATTCCTGTTGACCGTTCAAAAATCAAAGCTGGTGATGAGGTTTCATTTTGCAGAGTAACCCAATCTTCTAAATCTGCACGTTTTTCTTCAAGAGAAGGAATTGTCAATTGCCGTGAAGGTGATGTGGTTTTAGTTAAATATCGCAAAGAAATTATTCCTTTAAATATTAAGGACGTTTCACCTGTTGATGCTCCTAGCCCGCTTACGTATGCCTTTGTTGGTACATGCGAATGTAAGGAGGCTGAACATGTCTAATTTCAAAAAGCACCCCGACGGCTACATGTCATTTTTAGGCCGTGATGATAAAGGGCTGTATTCAGTTCGTATTGGCTGGCAAGTGTACGCATCTAATGCTAATGGCTCAGTTCTTTACAAAGTTAAAGACGGAGTTAAGACGCCTTTAAATGTGTTCAGGTTCCGAACTTCTTATCCAAAAGTTTGGAATGAACTCACCCAAGAAATCGATTTTCAGCGCAGAAAGCAGCTCGCTATAAAACTGCGTGAAACAAATATCCCTACTTATGACCGCAAAGCTTACAAGCAAAAACGCGGCTTCACCGGCTCTAGATGAGGATAAG